CCTTAACCACAGGTCGCTGCAGTCGAGGGCAAACGCCAGTTCCTTCAGGACGAAGGAACGAGCGCCGGCCCAAGGCTGGTGAAGTTTCCGGCAAAATGGGCAGAGGGATGATTTTCTTTAGAAAACCATCCATCCACCTCGCCGAACGCCACAATCCTCTCATGTAGAGATGATTACGAAGTTCGACGGCCGAGATCACTTCTTTCACGTCCTTCCGGCAAGATGGAAGCAACTGACGGGCGCGACAAATCGTCACGTCAATCCCGTCAAAGTACTCCATCCCACAAGACTCTCTGAACTTTCCAGTCCAGAAAGACTTATGGTTGTTAACCCGGAGGCCATAGGCCTCAAGGTAGGACACCACGGAAGGAACGGCATCCACGGGGACAATAATGTCGTCCCCGTAGATTCTCACCCGCCCAATCAATCCCATGATCTGGGATCTATCGGAAAAGCGGGTACCCAGGGCGTCTTCCATCCCCAATAAGGTGATGATCAAGAAGACCATCGACTCAACAGGAAAGGTCAACGCCGAGCCCATTGACGCAAACCGAGCGAGGGTAATAACCCCATGACCCGGCACGTCCGCCCGTCTACTACGACATGCTTGGACCGCATCCGAAAGATCTGGAAAACGGTCAAACAGCGCCTGGACGAGCAGATTCGAAACACGATCGGACGCTTCGCTGAGATCCAGCGTAGCGAGATTCCCAGTGAGGGATCCCTCACGAGCGAGCAGCTGGTTAGGCTGCTGGCTACGTGTCCCGATCAGATCGACCAAATAGGTCTGATCCATCTCATGTCTAAGGCTTCGGAAGATCCCCTGCTGCATAAACTGCATGCAAGTGGGTTCCTCGGCTATGATGCGAGGTGTTTCGACTGTCTTAGGAACTTGGACCACCTTAACGGGTAGTTCACGTTCCAGGCTCCGCATGTCAACGCGGGCGTAGAGAGCGGAAGAATAACCGCTCCACGCAGCGTAGCGCCAGTACGGCGCAACGCTCTCAAGCCGGTCAGTCCACGACGGAAGTTCAAACTTCTTGTTACCAAGAAGTTTATCCGCAGTGGCTCCCGAACCATGAGCAGGGGCCAAATCGAAGTTTCTGACCTTACGGTCAACCTCGAACATTGGCTCTGAGAAAATGAGGCGAGAAAGGCGTTCGAACTCTTCAAAGAGCTCAACGCCAGCCTCTTTCTCCCAAGTCGACACATCGGTATTCGATTGAACGAATGCTGCGAAAGCATTGTCGACCTCCGCAGTTCCGCACGCGACCTCGATCTTCTTAAAGAACAGCGTGAGCTGTCTCAGACAGAAAATCGCATCTACACACGGGTCGTCCAACAGGGTACCGCTAGCGCGGTCAAACACGAGGTCAAAGAAATCCCCGAAAAGAATGGGGGTTCCTTGCCTGCACCGGAAACCCGGAAACAGGTCAGGACTAGCCTGGGATAGGTCAAGGGCTCTTTCGAGCCCCGCACCCATCTTTGGCAGGGTCCGAGTAAAGAACTCGAACCCCTCGTGCCCGAACCGATCCATGACGGTTTTATTATCATGGATGGTGTTTGCCGAACACAAGTCCCCGCAATCAGCGAGAACTTCGGTGAAGAGATTTACAAGGCTTTTCATGCCACCTCCTGAATATGTGGGGGCCAGCATCCTGACCTTGGACATCTCTCCGCAGAACTACGTCGGGAGGAGGAAGATCCTCCCCCCGACGCCGTCCAAGAAGCATACCCGGGGAAACTCCCTAGGTCGGGCTCTTCGCTTTTCGGACTACGACTCCAGCCCCAGAACCTTCTTCAGGTTCGCATTGGTGCCGGCCGTATTCCAAGCGAAAAGACCCGTAGCGAGCTGGATAAGCTCTGCTTCAGAAAAACCCACGTTCGGCCGCACGACAGTGAGGTAAGCCTGTGCCTGAATCTCCGACTTTACGTCGGTGAGAGGGTCAGTGCTAACCTTCTTGAGTGTGAGCTTAACGAGGGTTCGACGACTCCCCTTCGGCTGCTGGTGCGAAACAAAAAGCTCCAGTACGCCGTCACTCGTGAGATACGTGGCCGAGGTATCCCCGGTCACCACACGAGCGAGTGTCTTGGCGGAGTCCGTCGTGACGGACTGCGGATCAGCGAGTGCCATTGGTCTCTCTTCTGCTGGTTGAATGAACAGCGGAGCGAGAGCGTCACCGGCGTTGAAAGCCGAGGGCGCCCAGAACGGCCAAACGGTAACTGCTCCAAAAATCACCGTCTGTTTGCAGCACAAACCCGTACGGGTTGGCACGGATGCGTCGCTTTTGAGTCGACGTCAAGGAAGTATCCACGAATCGCAGACCTGAGGCTTTATGAGCCAAGGCTGTATCGAGGTACTCAACCTTCGCCACGATTGATCTCTCGATCGTTCGCATGGCGTATCCGTAGTTCAACACCAAGTTGTCGTCGAAGTTCACGGTCAGGGCTTCCATTTGGTCGCCAATATCGATGAACCAGTCGATCAACCAGGACCATGGCGAAAGTTGCCATGCAACGGAAGGGTCGATAGTCAGACCTAACAAACGGTCTGTCTCGACCATGTACGACTCGAGCCTCTTGTTAAAACCAGGAAGTTCGGGCAGTACATACGTGAAAGAACCCTTAAACCAGGTCTTTCGCGTCTCACGCATGAAGAGAGATGTGTTCGCGTAGTAGGAATTGGTAATATTACCAATCGAGGACGAAGCTCCGTCATAAAGTTTCATGTCGAAGCCGAATCCTCCGTACCCACCGGCTGCCACCACAGTACGGTCAGGTCCACTATGGATCTGACCACTGGCTGAAGACAGAATATCTGCCTTCTGGTAGTCGGGGATACCAAAACTACGCCGCACTGGACGTCCTGCGTCTCGTCGAAGTTGATGGAGACGCATGGAATAAGAACGAAGAACCTTAGCAAGATTCTTCGCGTCCGAGTGCGTAGGTACAAGGCCGAATACAAGATTCAAGTATTCGTCCCCTAGGCTAGAGCCCCTAAGAGATTTCAGGAGCGCAACGCCAGGGAAAGCTGGAACATCTTGGACGAGTTCGCCCAAGATAGCTGCCATTGATACCTCAGGCACACCAGGAGCACAACGCGCAATAGCCAAGGTACCGAAATCGTCAAGATCATCGACGACGTCGGCGAAGGATAATTCCTCGTAAAACCTGGCTATACCGGTAGTAGAAGTCCCCCCCTGAACAGGGAAAGGGGCTGCTGCTTTGCCTGTGGCCGTTAAGGTCACAGACTGAACAGCCACAAGGTCAGTGTCCACATAATTTGTGGGTGTATCACTGAAACCTTGAATACGGTAACCTGCGCGTGAAGCAGAGGTCTTGACCTGATGAGTCTCCTTCAAGAAAGGATGCCCATTATCGGGGATAAACCCGCGAGAATGACCTAGGTTACGGTCCTTCTCGGTCAGCAGACCAGACTCCTCCATGGAATTCAGGAGGCGGCGTCCGGGATCAAAATAATCCGCGATGCCGCCCGGCGAACGTGTAAGACCCTTCAAATAAGGGTCGAATGTGTCCGTCGGGACTCTTTTTGCTTCGATGACGTCATCTCGAAAAGAGGTGACGGTCTCCTTGACAGTGGCTAGCGACCCAATCATACGATTGGCAGCAGGATTTCGCTGCACGGTTCGAAAACGCCTTCGCGTCGTGAACCGGGATCGCTTGTCATAGCCACTAGTCATCTCTTGTCCTTAATACGGGTGAGCTGATCCTCCTGTTTTCGATTGAACAGGTCCCTTGCACTGCGCACGGGGATCGTACCCTAAGGTACGAAGGATGTGGGGTTCCGGCAAACACCGGGTGGGCCCTTACTAAGGGG